AGCGCGATAGGTTCGTTGAATGGAACTGGATCATCGTTAACATTTGACGGCACTGTATCAGAATTGATTTCGTTCCCCTCCGTCCTCTCCACCACCGACCGCCAAACCCTTGAGCGTAATCAAGGCGAGTACTACGGCATTTCATTTTTCGCCCTCGATCAGTTTTCCGCGCCGTCCGCAGCCGCCTACAGCTTGCGTAATCTACGCGCTGCATACACTGGCAGCGCAATTCGGGTGCGCCGGTCGAGCGATAATGCTGAGACCGATATTGGTTTTGGCAGCGATGGCAATCTTAATACCACGGCATTATTAGCCCATTGTGGTGCTGATAATGGTTTTGTGACTACTTGGTATGACCAAAGCGGCAATAATCGCAATGCCACGCAGGCGACGGCAGGACAGCAACCGCGCATTGTGAATGCTGGTGTAATAGAAACGCAGAACGGACAGCCCACGCTGCTCTTTGACGGCATAAATGACTCCTTTGTGATGACAAGCCCATTAAACTCGAACAATGCCACCATCAACGCCGTTTCAAAATTAAGCAAAACTATAGTGGATGGCGCTTATATACTCGGATCGCAGACACCAACAGGCCTTTTAGGTTATGACGACGAGCTTCTAGGTATGCGATTTCTTTCTACGTCTGGAGGCTATTTTAGCTCCCCATTGCCGGCGGCAGTTAGGTCGGCGGCATCTATTGATACTTTTACCATCACTAGTAATGTCGCAGCACTACGTCGTTCTGGGGCGTTAATTGCTGGCAGTGTGTCAATAGGGGAAAACTTTCAGCCAACCTTGATTGGCACTTATGCGACCATGGGCTCTCGCCATTGGGGTGGGACACTATCGGAAATAACATTGTTCGGGTCTTCTATCTCCGCCGCCAACCGCGAAACGCTTGAGCGCAATCAGGGCGCTTACTATACAATTTCAGTTTCATGATTTACAAATAGGGGACAGATATGAATAAATTTTTTATTACTACACCGGAAATTGCGAGCGCGCTTGAGATGGCCACCGGCATCAGCGCCGAGAAAGCTCGTCAGCAGGGGTGTGAAGGCGTCACCTCATTTTGGTGGAGTGTTGTTCGGCATCCGGACGGCGAACAGGCCGCGCTGGAAATACATGACGCGCCAGAAACAGGCGAGATTGCAGTCGGCGACCAATTGGCAGCGTCGAACATCGTGTATCAAAACGGCGACCTCGTTATCACGACCGACGATTTAATCGACGAGCTGCCAGCGGATTGGCATACGGTTGATCCTAGTGCAGATGCACTATAGGTTGCACCATGTTGGTGCGTTTATAGCTTGTTTTGAGGCGTTAAAATTGCTGGAGAAAGAGCAGGGTCACACCATCCCGTCACCTGATGATAACGGAGTTGAAGCCGAAGAAAACTGGTGGCCGCTTCCTACTGATGATATAAAGTAAAACCTATGACAAAAAAAGTTTCTTTATCTGTCGGACGCGGTGAGAAACTTCCGGTATCGCAAGGTGCCGGTCTCACAGCCAAGGGTCGCGCTAAGTACAACGCGGCGACGGGTTCCAATCTAAAGGCACCCGCACCCAACCCCAAAAGTGAAAAAGATGCGGCACGAAGGAAGTCTTTTTGTGCCCGTATGAGCGGCATGCCGGGGCCGATGAAAGATGAGAAAGGTCGCCCCACAAGGAAAGCCGCAAGTCTTAAACGGTGGAATTGCAAATGAGCTTCGATTACGATGAGACGGTTAAGAACGTAGTTGATGCGTTCTCGGTTATAACTGTTGTGGGGACGATTGTGAACGCATTACCAGCCATTGCAGCAGTTTTCACAATTGTTTGGACGGGTATCCGTATTTGGGAGACTGACACAGTTCAACGATTATTCAAGCGACCGCCGATAGTACGTTCGGATAAGGATGATTGATGCCGTCAATATCAAAAAAGCAGCATAATTTTATGGCTGCTATTGCAAACAATCCTTCTTTTTCAAAGAAAGTAGGAGTTCCCGGGTCTGTTGGAAAAGAGTTTATCAGCGCAGATAAAGCGCAGAAAGGTACTGCTATGGCTACTAAAGGAAAAATGCCCCCGTTCATGGGTAAAGAAACCAAGGCTGAAGAAGCCAAGGAAATGAAGATGGGTAAGAAGTACGCTAGTGGCGGCTCTGTTGGAACGGGCGCGTATCGCCGTTCTGCTGATGGTATTGCGTCTAAGGGTAAGACTAAGGCCAAACAAGTTAAAATGGCCGGTCGCGACCGTGACGGTTGCAAATGAAGTGCTCTCGCGGCATGGGGGCTATGGCCTCCAGTAAGATGCCGAAACCTAAAGCCGTCCAGCGTAAAGACAATCCTAACACGGTCGATATGTACGCTAAGGGTGGAAAGACGGGCCTATACGCAAACATCAACGCCAAGCGAGCTAGAATTGCAGCAGGGTCTGGTGAGAAAATGCGCAAGCCGGGAGCTTTAGGATCGCCTACCGCAGCCGCGTTTAAGCAGTCTGCAAAAACCGCAAAGAGATAATATATGGCAACCTCCGGCAAAAGTATTTCGCAGACTCGGTACGAAGCGATTGTTGCAAAAGCAAAAGCCCGTACCGACGCGGGTACGTATGTCGAAGTGCACCACATTCTCCCCCGTAGCATGGGGGGAGCCGATACAGCAGATAACCTTGTACGCCTGACGGCGCGAGAGCATTTTCTAGCGCACTGGCTTTTGTATCGCATCTACAAGACTCCCGCAATGGCGCGATCGTTTAAGCTGATGGTCAACGATCAAGCACGCCGCCGAGGGCGAGACTATGCTGCCGCGCGAGAAATAATGGCGCATGACATGCGAGGGGATCGGAATGTGTCCAGGCGTCCTGAAGTTCGAAAAAAGCTACGAGAAAACTGCTACAGCGTATTTGCTGGGAAGAAGCGCCCTGAACATGCGGCGTTAATGCGCGAAAAGGGGTTGATACGCGGGGACAAAAACCCTTGGTATGGTAAAGGTTCGCTACAAGCGGGGGCGCTAAACCATGTGGCGCGGAAAGTGGTCGGTCTGCACCCTTGGTACGGGGTATTTGTTTGGGAGACTGCGACGGCCGCTGCACAACAGCTTGACGTAACATTACAAGCGGTTGTACAAGCTGTTCGGCGAAGCGCTCGGTCTAAAGGTTGGCGTTTGGAGTATGTGAAATGACCACATCAGGTACGGCGACGTTCAACTTAGATTTAACGGAAATTATCGAGGAATCGTTCGAACGATGCGGTTCTGAAGCCAGATCGGGATATGACTTTAGGACGGCGCGGCGTTCTTTGAACCTGTTGTTCGCGGACTTTGCGAACCGCGGCGTGAATATGTGGACGATAGAGCAAGGTTCTCAGGTTTTAACTCCGGGAATGGCTACGTATAATTTGCCTTCCGATACTGTTGACCTGCTTGAACATGTTCTGCGCACAGGTGCAGGCGTAGCAGCTACGCAATCTGACTTAACCATCACGAGAATTAGCGTTTCCACTTACGCCACGATCCCTAACAAGTTGCAACAGGCGCGACCGATACAAATCTATATTAACCGGCAGGCAACGCCTAATTTCACGGTTTGGCCCGTTCCAGATAGTAGTCAGACATATACACTTGTTTATTGGCGTTTGAGGCGCATTCAGGACGCAGGAAACGGTATTAACACGATGGATGTGCCATTCCGGTTTGTTCCAGCGATGGTTGCAGGCCTTGCATATTATTTAGCGCTTAAAATTCCTGGCGGTGTTGAAAGACTACCGATTCTTAAGGCTCAGTACGACGAAGCGTGGGAATTGGCGAGTTCTGAGGATCGTGAAAAGGCCGCAGTTCGATTTGTTCCTAGACAGCAATTTATTGGGGGCTAGTGATGGGTAATCGCTTTTCCTCGGGTAAAAACTCGATTGCGGAGTGTGATCGTTGCGGGTTCAGGTTCAAGCTGAAAGAACTCCGAGAACTGGTTATCAAGACTAAAAACATCAACATGTTGATATGTCGTTCATGTTGGGAGCCGGATCACCCGCAGTTACTTTCGGGAATGTTTCCAGTCGATGATCCACAAGGTGTACGTAATCCTAGACCAGATCGAAGTTATTTTACATCCGGCACACTAGCCAACGGTTTTATTGGAGAGGGAAGCCGCGTTATGCAATGGGGATGGTACCCTGTGGGTGGTGGTAATAGTGCCGTTTCAGGCAATACGCCTAATGCTTTGTCAGGTCAGGGTGTTGTTGGTATAGTATCAGTAAGCACTACATAAAGGAGTCAGATGTGAAAAATGATAAATCGCCTGTAGTCCCCGCATTGCTCAAAGAGCCTAGTGTTACGCAATTTCTCCGTGATACCAATGTCACTGTGGCTAACACACGCAGCGGCAACTATCCTGAGAAAAAAACAGCGGGTTTACTTATTCGAGGTTGTGGTGCCGCTACTAAAGGTAAAATGGCGCGTGGCCCGATGGGTTAAACGATGAACTACACCGAATTAACTGCTGCAATTCAAAACTATTTGCAGAACGCTGAAACCAGCTTTGTCGCAAACATTCCTACGTTTGTTAAGCAGGCGGAACAACGCATTTATAATTCGGTGCAGTTTCCATCGCTTAGGAAGAGTGCGACACTGACTTTCACGTCAGGTAGTGCAAATCTTGAAGCGCCAAATGATTTTCTTGCGCCGTACTCATTGGCTGTGATTGACGGTACTGGAACGTACCAGTTTTTATTGAATAAAGACGCAAACTTTATCCGTGAGGCGTACCCCACCGTTGCTGGTACAGGATTGCCTAAGCATTACGCTATATTTGGCCCTCGAACAGCCGCGCCTACGGAAATCACTTTTTTGGTTGGCCCCACGCCTGATTCGGCGTATTCTGCCGAAATCCAATATTATTTTTATCCTGAATCAATTGTTACGGCATCGACAACGTGGCTTGGCGATAACTTTGACACTGTTTTATTGTATGGGTGTTTGGTAGAGGCTTACACATATCTTAAAGGTGAAGCCGACCTTATTACGCTGTATGATACAAAGTATAAAGAAGCGTTAGCAATGGCGAAACGACTAGGGGATGGCATGGATCGGCAGGATGCGTATCGCTCTGGGCAGTATAGACAACCGGTGACTTGATATGCCAATTGTTCAAACACTCACTACAAGTTTCAAGAAAGAAAGTTGGCAGGCAATCCACAACCTTGAGATAGATACGCTCAGGATTGCTTTATATACTGGAAACGCTACACTAAACGCAGATACAACTGTTTATTCAACAACGAATGAGACAAGTGGGCCGGGTTATGCAGGCGGGGGTATTACGCTGACAGGGGTTACACTAACCACAGAGGGTAGTACCGTGTTTGTCGATTTTAGTGATGCTGTCTGGACAGGTGCAAACTTTACTACTCGCGGAGCACTGATCTATAACTCAAGCAAAGGAAACCGGTCTATTGCGGTGCTAAATTTTGGTACTGATAAGACTGCTACAGGCGTTTTTACTGTGACGATGCCTGCCAATACAGCAGCAACGGCTTTGCTCAGGTTTATATAAAGGTTAAACATGCCAACATCTTACACAACATCTTTAGGGCTTGCACTTCCTGCCGATAACGAGTTGGGGGGTACTTGGGGGCAGGTTGTTAATGCCTTCATCACTACATACCTAGATGCTGCAATCGCAGGTGCTCAAACGATTAGCGGTTCTCAAACGGCAGTCACACTGACCAAAACAACCGGTTTAACTTTATCGCAGGCTGGAGCAACCGCAACAGGGTCAGCACAATACAGCATTATTAACTGCACGGGTAATCCTGCAAGTTTGCTAACAATCACGGCGCCTGCTGCTAGTAAAGTGTATTTGGTCATTAATTCGACGAGTACATCGCAGCAAGTTAAAATCGTAGGTGCAGGCCCCACAACAGGGGTGACACTTATTTCCGGCGAACGCGCACTTGTCGCATGGAACGGTTCTGATTTTGTTAAGGTATCATCCTTCCCGTCTGTTACAGGCTTGACAGCAAACCGTTTACTATATGGATCGGCAGTAGGTGAGATTGCACAGTCTGCGGGGTTGACTTTTGACGGTACCAACTTTGCAACTACAGGCACTGCATCAGCTACAAAAATTATACCTACAGGTGGCACGGCTGCCGGTACCGGTATGTATCTGTCTGCTGCTAACACCATTTCAATGAGTACAAACAGTCTTGAATCACTTAGAATAGATGGTGCTGGTGCTTTAACCGTTAGAGGCCCAACCGTAACTACAAGCGTTGTATTCAATGATCCATCACTGGGCGCGACGAACAATTATATAAACCTGCCAGCAACCAATACGGTTGCAGTTAGTACAAACAATGTTGAGAGATTGCGGATAAATGCTTCTGGAAATGTCGGGATCGGCACAACCTCCCCGGTCAACAAGCTGGACGTGAATGGTTCTTTCGGTCGCGGCGCCCCGGTTACAAAAACGGCTAGCTTCACGCTTGCAGACAATGAGAATTGGGTTGTTATTTATTCCGGCTCAACCGTTACTATAACCTTCCCCGCAGCATCGGCGTGGACGGGGCGTGAGATCATGCTTAAAAACTTGAGCGCACTTGTTGTTAATTCTTCAACATCTAATATTGTTTCTTTTTCAAGCACCTCTCCA